ACTACTGGAGTTGTCCAAACATATACAGGTGCCGCAATACTACCAGTATTAGTTTTAGTTGGCCTAAAATCTATTGAATTAATTAATGTACGATCTAACTGATTATAATACTGTGAACTATATGAATCAATAGTAAAGTAGTCACCAGCGCCTCGCGCAAAGTATGAATAAGTTACTGCGATAGTGCCACCTGTGATCTTAGCAGTACCAAGACCAGTTAGTAATGTTCCAGTTGCTACACTAGAACTAACCGTAACCGTGAACGCTGTAGCCGTGCTAAATGTGACGGGCCATGTGCCATTAAGTTTAACTTGTTCAGTACCAGCTGCTCCACTTATTACTATGATGTCTCCGGTAGTAAGATTATGCGAAACATAGGTATTTACCGTAACCGTAGTGGTAGTGTTTCCAACAAAACTTGAAGGAATTATGTCAATCAAATATTGATTAGTCTTAAGTATGACAGAAGCTAAGTCGTAGTGCGTGTCGCGCTGACCGTTGTCTAATGTGAACTTATTTGTTATATTAATTGCACCAGTTCCAGTACCCTTAGTGATTGTCTGAATCTCAAAGACGTCTGCCTTAAGTAGGGGCGCCAAACTAGTAGGAGACCCTGACACGATAGTAGTGGTCGTATCAGTCACGTTAGTTAGGGTCTTAACTATAGGCGTAATAGATGTAGTTTTTTCTAGTGCATATACTAAATCAAACGTACTTGAACCTGCTGTTCCACCTGTTAATGTTGCAACTAGACTAGTACCACTTGTACCGGTTAAAGTAACTGCACCGACAGTACCATCAGCTTTGATTGCAATGTAATTAGCTTCACTAAATGGAGTAAATACACAACCAGTTTCTGCAGCGATTGTAGCTGGTGTTACTAGCGCTTTTTTGCGCGCATAAAAAGTATACTTCAATAATGTTGTTGAAGCAACTGCGTATTGTGGGATCGTGTATATAGAATTGGTAAGTGCTGGTAGATATAAGTCAGTTTCTACTCGATAGATGTTTGTGCCTACAACGACAGTGATCTGGGTATCGATGTCGATTGAGGTATTATTTGTTACCGTTATAACACGATATGGTCCAGCAGTTCCTACTGTAACATAGTCACCAGCTATTAAATAACCAGGAGTGTTTACTGTACTAAACGTTGTATTAACGCCTATGACAGTCGTTGAAGTACTACTAGCGGCTAATAAACCAGGTAATATGTAATTCGAGGGTACTATCCGCGCACTAAATCGTGTTGCAGTAGTCGTATCGGTAACAGAAAAAAGATATTTTGCTTGACGTGCAAAGTCTTTACCTGATACGATAGAAACGTCAAATAAGAATAACTTATAAACGCCTGCAGAATGATATTGAATCTGTTTTATACGTCCTGTAGCAATCAGTGTACCAGAACTAATGGTACCAGCAGTACCATATTTATCATAGAATGATACTATTATGCCAATATCTGGTAGATAGTTTAGAGTGTTAACTAAGATGTAGTTACCAGGACTAGTATTAAGTGATAGAGATTCTGTTCCTGACACAGTCCTAGCTTTATCAAGTGTTAGATACTCTGTTACTGCTTTCTCTATCTCAAAACCCTTTACATAAGCTTTAGATGGCTCAACACCTAGTGAAATCTTAAGTGTGTCAGGAATAATATCGGTTTCAGGAGTTCCAGTGTATGATACAATAGGTGTATTAGTATTGCCTAATCGTTCACTTAGTAATTTAACTCCATCATTTAGACCGAAGTTATATGATGGAGAATTATCAAGCAACCAATTACTTGCTGTAGCAAACGCTGTAGGTGACGCAGGAGATGCATAAGCAACAATACATGTATAGTACCCAGTGTCACTTACTACTATATCGCCTACGATATAGGAAGTTGAATTAGCCCAAGCACCTCTAAAGTTATTACGATAGTCTTGTAGCTTAATCGGGAAATCATTAATTGTATAATCGCCTGACTCGTCATATGTTCTACGAGCCAACATTTTATCAATCTCATTATAGACTGTCTTATCTAGAATGTATTGTAGTTCACCATCCACTAGTGTTAGTAGAGGAATAAATGTAGTCGTGTCTACCGTTTGTATGTATGGGACTGTAGTAAGTACTAGATCAATACTATATCGTGCTGCGCCTGGAGCTGCGAAGTTATAAGTACCGAGAGCATTATCTAGTAGATTTTCAGCCGTTTCAGGGTAAACTACGCTCTCATTAACTTGAAGTCCAACCTTAACCGTTGGTGTAGTCGTATATTTTGAGAGGACGATGCTCTGTGCTTCTACTAGAACAAAGTTATCTTTAATATAGTAAACACCCGCTTCAATAGAAGCAGTAGATCCTGTGCCAATAAAATTGGCATCAGTTGTGGAATCTTCTACTGAAAGCGTAAAACTGGTTCCATCAGCTCGAATTAATGTTTCGCCAGATGTAAATGTATTATTTGTATCACTAGCCCTAGTATATTTTACGAAGAGTGTATTTGCCTCAGTTGATGTTATAACCGAAGTTTGAAGTACGATTGCTTCAACACCCGAAGTGCTTCCAATATACTTCTGGCCAATTGGATTTTCGTTTGAAGTCGATGATAACGTAGTTGAAGTATTACTGCCATTTAGTTGGACTTGCTTTAGCTTTACGTATGAAGTGTTAACACTATATGACAATTGGCCTGGAATAACCATTGCACCATTGACAAATATATGGTCACCGTGTCGTTTAATTTGTTGCTGTAGGATAGTCTGTAGTTGTGTCAGTTCACGGGCTTGAACCGCGTAACCCGCACGAAATAGAATCCTATAGTATTTGTCCTCAGGTATATAATCATCAAAGAATGGTTGAACATTAAAATTTAGTGCCATGCTTTTCTCTTATTAAGTTGTTTGCTCAAACAATATATTAAAACTTTAGACTAGTTTTAATGACTATGCCTTGTTCAGCACTAAATTCAAAATACGATTCGTTTGATACATATAGTAGTTTTCCAGAATATTTATTCACCGTAGGAGTAGACGTTATGATTAATACGTTATACGCCAATCCAGTGACTGGTGATGTAAGAGTACTAAATGCAGCGATATTTCGTTTTCCTAACTGTTGTAGTACAACCGTGTTTGCTGCTATGACTTCATCTTTACCATCACCATAAAAATTTACTACTCTAAATTGTGTAGTATATGTATATGATGCTACAGCAGCTGTAGTTGATGTAGCTACTACAGCTGGTACTGTTGTGGTCATTGTTAGTATGTCATCTAATACTAAACCACCAAGACTATTAAAAATTAGTCTATAGGCCACTACCGCTTTATCATTTCTAAAGACAGTTGTAGAACTAATTTGAGTAGGATTCTTTAAGAAACTAAACTGCCTATAATCTTGGGACACACCAGACAATACATCAATGATGAAGGGATCCTTCTTTAATGTTGTATTTATTGCTAAAGTATCAGCGTATAATTCTGTGACAGCGTTGTACCCATGACCATTTGTAGGAGGTAAACAAGCATATGCTGTGGCTGCAATTGTTATAGTACCACTAGTCGTAAATGCAATATTGGCGTATGAATAGTCTTTTCCATACGTATCAACCTCAACCCTAGCAACACGCAAACCGCTCATAATGGCTCTAGCAGTACATCCCGTTCCGTCTCCAGTAACTGTAACAATCACGTTACCAGTGTATTCGTTAGCAGTAGGATTGTTAACGACTATTTTGTAGATTGCACCCGACACTGTCGTTTGTTCAACGATAGACTGGTCTGATATAAAGTCAGAACCCGATATGATAGGATTAATAGTTGCACCAGAACCAGATCCGGATACTGTTAATATTGCGCGAGTGTATAATTGTCCTGGAGAATCAATCACAACATCGACTAGCTGACCTGCGCTATTAATCACAGGTGTGAATGCAGCACCAGTACCATCACCAGTCACAGTAATCGTTGTGCCAGTAGATCCACTATATAGTGTTCCAGGATCAGTGATGTTTACTCTAACCACTGAACCATTATATAAGACAGGCGCCACAGTTGCTGGACCAGGCGCTCCAGTAGGTCCATAGATCCCAACACCAAGTGGGGTGACTCTGTTATCTACAACCGTCAGTGTTGGCGCCGTAACATAACCACTACCAGGTTCACTGATAATCACATGATCAATGTATCCACTTGCAGATATTGCAGGAATAAACTTACCACCTCCGACTACGATTGACACTGTATCTGAACCACTATAGTTGATACCAGGATTGGTGATACTAAAACTAGT